CTAAAATATCTTATAGCGGAGTTTTGGCCAATTCCGTTCCTTTGGCTTACGAAGGGCCGTACCTTCGGGGCAATCAATCATTGCCATTTGGAGTTAATAAGATATGCAACAGTCTGAAAAAATGAAAGGTGAAGCAAAAGAAGAGTTAGGTGAAGCGGTTAACGCATCATTGGGAATAGGTGAAGCAGGCGAACAGTCTTCTGAGCCAGAACATGATGAATTGCCTGAAGCAGCCAAGAAACGATTAGGCATGCAGGAAAAACGGCATAAAAAGGAAATGAGACGAGTGCAGCAACAGTTAGATGAACTGAGAAGCCACTTAGGATCAAGACCTGAACCGATGAACTCACCGGAGAACAATATGAACCCTTATTCATCACAACCCGAAGCTGGATCGATGGATGATACGGTTTATAAAGCAGTAGCAAGGGCTATGGAAATGCAGAAGATGCAGGAACATAAAGCCAAAGAATCAGAAAGAATGCAGCATGTGCATAAGTCTTATAAGGCTTTACAAGATAACTTAGATAATGGCTCAAGTAAGTATGAAGACTTTGATGACATTGTTAAGTCAGAAGATGCACCTTATACAGATGCGATGCGTGACGCGGCCTTGTTGATCGAAAATGCTCCTGATGTTCTATACCACCTTGGTAAAGATAAAGACAAACTGAAGCGTATATCTGAACTCCATCCACTCGAACAAGCAAAAGAAGTTATTAAACTGTCAGTTGCTTTGATGAGCGGGAACGGCGGTAAACCAGGTGTATCAAATCACGCCAAACCTCTCGGCCAAGTCAAAAACAACCCAGTAACTTCTAACAGTGTTAATGAAGGCACATCTGTTGGCGAACTACGCAAGCGGATGAAAGATGGCGGTAAAAAATGGGGTTGATCCTTTTTTTACGCTAAATCAAACAATTATTGGAGTTTTAGACAATGGCTAACCAATTTATTACTACCCAGTTAGTATCTAACACCGCATTAGCGATGTTTGCTAACAACGCTCCATTCGTTATGACTGGATCGCGCATATATCAAGATGATTTTACCTCATCGGGCTACAAGATCGGTGATACTTTACAAGTTCGTAGACAGAACAATTTTATTGTGGGTGATGGCTCTACAGCTACTCCGCAAGACATCATCGAAACTGTCGAAAACATTACTGTTGCGCATCAGTATCACGCTTTGATTGCCTACACAGTACAAGATTTGACATTGCGTATCGAAGATTTCAGCCGATTGTTTATTCAACCAGCTATTCAGAACATCATTTCTCAAATGGAACGTGATATTTCTGCATCTGCTGAACAAGAATTATATTTCTTCACTGGCACAGCTGGCACCCCTATCAATAGCTATACCACAGTTGATTTGGCAGGCGCTAAGTTGTTGGAACAAGCTGTAAACATCAGTTCTGATGCTTATGTAGCGATGACAGTTCGTGACGGTTCTAGCTTGAAAGGCGCTTTATTGAATCAATTCACACCTGTATTTAACGAAGAAATCGTACGTCAATCTGCTATTGGTCATTTATCATACTTTGACGTTTTCCAATCCCAGAACATTGTTAAGCATCAAGCTGGTGCAGGTCCAACATTGCATCCTTCAGATCCATTGTTAATTAATGGTGCAGTCGGTTCTGGTAACATTTTAGTGATGGATGGTGCTACAGCGGGTGTTGCTAATTACTTCTTACCTGGTGACTTGATCTCTATTGCAGGCGTTCAAAGTGTTAACCCACTTTCACGAGCTGGAACAGGTCAAGATATGCAGTTTGTAGTAGTTGCTCCAACTAATTCTGATGGTGGTGGTAACGTTATTGTTCAGGTTTCTCCAAGCATCATTAGCTCGACTTCTTCCCCGTTACAAAACGTTTCAAATGCTATTCCGGATAACGCGGTTGTAACAATGATACCAAGTTATAATGTGAACGTAGCATATCCTGCAAGAGCTCTAGATATCGTGTGCCCGCCTCTTTATAAATTGCAAGTTCCTTATGCTTCTGTTGCAGTTGATCCTGAGACTGGTTTGTCATTGGCGGTTACTCAGACTGGTGACATCTTAGGATATCAAAACTTTATGCGTTTAGACATATTGTGTGGATTCAAGTGGCATACGCAATATGCAGTTAAATTATTGTCTTAATTAATGAGGGCTTCTGATGCTTTGCTGTGTATATCATCCAACCGACAACATGAGAGTTGTTGACGACGTCGAAAGGGATAAATTGCTAGCATCAGGAGCTTGGTTTAACACTCCAAACGAAGCTAAACAAATGAGGGCTGAATATGAAAGACGGATACGAGATGGTGAAAAGCCGAGAAGGCGCAAGAGCGAACGAAAGACAGAAAATGTTTGAAGCTCGTCATAGCAGTGATAATGCTTTTGTAAGAGAGCATGAAGCAATGACAGCAGTCATGGGCGGTAAAGCTCCTAACTTAGAAGGTAAGTATATGAACTTTAATGCTCAGATGGTTAACAATGGCGGACACGCTCAAGAATTTGGACGTGAACTTACAGCTGGGTTAGACAAGAAAGCTTTCCCAGTTAAATAGTTTTGGCCATTGCGTAAGGGGATGTCATGCCTCAGATCACACGGACGACCAATGATGTCATTGTAAACTCATTGTACTTGTTGGGAGAATTAGGAGTCGGTGAAACACCCGATAACTTTATGCTCTCAACAGGTCTAGAGATCATCAATGAGATCTTAGACGCATTTGCAGCTGATAGTATCTATATTCCATTTTTGACTACGATTAATTTCGTGATGGTCACAGGAAAAGATAAATACAGCGTGTCTGATATCGTCCCTGCTGATATTAATGCAGACAGGATAGTTGATCTTTCTTTCGCTAATTATGTTGTGCAACCTCAAGCCTCTGAGCCTATTGTTTATCCCATGAAGATAATCAATAAAGCGACATATAATAATGTGGTTCGTTTGCAAAACTTATTAGCCAGACCTGGTTTTATATTTTTAGATAAGCAAGCAACAGAGAGCTTTCTAACTGTATATCCAGCTCCAGATCAGCCTTATCCTTGTATTATACAAGCAAAAGTCATGATTAATTCCCTTACTGCAAACCAAGATTTGACAGATTTACCTCCTTTTTATTATGGTTTCTTGAAATATGCTTTAGCCCGTGAATTTAGATCCTATTATCCATCAGGTAACTGGAATGAAACGGCTGAAGATAAATATCAAGACTATATAAGTACACTAAAGAATGCTAATGAAACTGATTTGACGATACGTCCATCAGTTACCATGACTGCTCCAGAGCCATTTTACTGGCCAAATATATTAGCTTACTAAGGAATATGATGTGGGTTTGTCTGACTATGACATTGTTGGCTCTTATAATAACCAGCGCTATACACCCATAGATGCTGAGCGTACTATCAATATGTTTGAATATCTTGATGGTCGAGATAAGAAACCAAAGACACTCATTCCAACCTCTGGTTTAATTGATCAACATAAAGTTTTTCCTAATTCTTTTACGGGACTTCCTCAAACAGGTCCATTCAGGGCTCAATTTACTTTCCAAGATAGCATGTATGCAGTTATAGGAACTGGAGTTTACAGGCTTACTGGACCTTCTTTATCTGTTGCATTTTTAGGTGATATTGGTGGATCAGGAATTGGATATGTGGGTATTGATGCTAATACTTTTCAAGTAATATTTGTAGATGGTGCTAAAGGATGGATTTACGATACACTAACATCAATTTTTGTACAAATAACAGATCCTGCGTTTCCTTCTAGACCTGTAGATGTAACTTATTTGGATGGTTTCTTTGTTGTATCCAATGGTCTGACTAATACTTTTCAATTATCTGAATTTAACCAAGGATTAATATGGGGTATTGGTACTCAATCAGCAGATTGGATAAATGGGCAACCAAATTTGTTTTTTGCTGGTATTTTAGTTTCTAATTTTGTTGTAGGTGGAGAAGTAACTTTTGATGTTCCAACTGTTGTTCCTACGCCATTAGTTGCGGGAACAACTTATTATATTGTTTCGGTTATTTATAAAACTACTCCCGGTCCACCTGATACCACTATTCAAGTTTCTGCGACTCCTGGTGGTCCACCTATAGTTATTACTCAAGCTGGAATAGGTAATGTAACCATTAAGAATAATGGTCAACTTCAGTTAGGTTCGATGACTACTCATCCAGGAACGATTGTTGCATGTAGAACATTGCACAGACGTTTATTTTTGTTCAGTCAAAACTATACGGAAGTGTGGGAAAATGCGGGAATCGGAACAACATTGCCATTCCGAAGAAATAATTCATTACTGATTGAGTATGGAACTCCTGCTGTTGCGAGTGTAAAAGTTGGTTTAGATATGATGTTCTTCTTGTCTCAAGATAAAGATGGGCAAGGATCTGTGATGTTAGTGGCAGGTGCTCAAGCTATTCCAGTGAGTAATAGAGCCTTAG